GGCGTACACATTGGCGGGTGGGGGTCCCATCCCCCGGCTTTGAGCAAAAAGGCCAAGAAGAACATCGCAGAGACCCTGAACGATCTCTACGGCGGGGTGGAGGGAGGGCACCGACTCGGCGTGCTCGAAGAAGGCATGCAGTACCACGCGGTGGGAATTCCGCCCGAAGACATGCAGTTCCTGCAAACCCGGCAATTCCAGGTGATCGACATAGCTCGCCTGTTCGGCGTGCCCCCACACATGGTCGCCGAGCTGAGCCGCGCGACGTTCTCCAACATCGAGCATCAAGCCATCGAGTTCAACGAGACGTGCATGGCGGACTGGTTCGAGAATTGGAAGGCAGAATGCACCGCCCAGCTCCTCTCCGAGCGCGAGCAGGCATCGATCGAGCTGGCATGGTACACCGCCAACCTCACCCGCGGTGACAAGCTGACGCGATATCAGGCCTACAACATCGGCCGGCTGGGCGGCTGGCTGACGCCCAACATGATCCTCGAAGCCGAGGGCGAGAACCTGATCGAGGAGCCCTGGGGCGATGAGTACCTGCAACCGTTGAACGTGGTCGTCGCCGGCGAGGGCTCGCCGGACTCCGAGGACCCGGAGGTGATCGACGACGAAGAGGACCTCGTCGAGGGCGGCGGCCCGGTGCCTGGCACGTCTCCGCTGAAGCCCAAGGCCAAGCAATCGACGCCCATGCCGCCTGGCGTCGCGCCGCTCAAGCCCAAGGCGAAGAAGAGCGTACGTTACATGCTCGTTCCGATGCACGAAGGAGGAGACCATGCCCGCGATCGCGCCGCACAGCACGCCGACCAGTAAGGGTCCGTGGGACGGACAGGCCAATGAAAGCCGGCTGAAGCCCGACCAGTCCAAAGGCTATTACGAGAAATGCTTCGCCTGGTACGACGCCGCCGGCGACCCGACCAAGAAGGGCACCTATAAATTCCCGCACCACGAGGTGTCTGGGGACGGCGCGATCGGCTCGGCCAACGTGAAGGCCTGCGTCGCCATCATCGGAGCGCTGAATGGCGGCCGCGGCGGCGCGAAGATTCCGGAGGCCGACCGGAAGGGCGTCCACGCCCACGCGGCCAAGCACCTCAAGGACGCCGGCGAGAACGTGCCCGAGCTGAAGAGCGAGCGCGACTATGAGAGCGCGCTCATCGCTGCCAACCTCGAGATGGTGAGGCGCGAGGCGCGCGTCGAGCGCCGCACCATTCCGGTGATCGACCTCGAGGTCCGCGACGGCGATGGCGAAGGCGGCATGCCGATGATCTGCGGCCACGCGGCGGTGTTCAACCAGCCTGCAGACTTGGGCTACTTCACCGAGCGCGTGGCCCCTGGCGCATTTACGCGGACAATCCCGGAGGACGATATTCGCGCGCTGGTGAACCACGACGAAAACCTCCTGCTCGGACGATCGAAGCCCGGGCGCTCGAACAACACGCTGGCGCTGGTGGAGGACTCCGTCGGCCTGGCGTTTCGGGTGGTCCCACCCGACACCCAGATGTGCCGCGACCTGATCGTATCGATGAAGCGCGGCGATATCGACCAGTGCAGCTTCGGCTTCCAGCGCCGCGCGCACACGATCACACAGGACGCCGCCGGCAACATCACGCGGACCCTGACGGACGTAAAGCTATTTGATGTCTCGGTGGTGACGTACCCTGCGTACACCCAAACCGACGCCAGCGTGCGAGCAGCTCGCGAGCTGGCAGACATCTTCGAGGAAATCCGGAGCGGCCCGGATGGAGCGGACGCCGCCGATGCAGAGGCCTGGAGTTGGGACCTCGAGCACCGGCTGCGCGAGCTCGACTTAGTCCGCGAATCCTAAGCCAGGAGAGAACAACCCAAAATGAATCGCGTTTTGGAATTGCGACAGAGCATCGGGGCCGCTGTGGACAAGGCGGCGGCCCTCGTCAAAAAGGCCCAGACAGAGAAGCGCAACATGTCGGGCGAAGAGCAGCAGGAGTATGACCGGTATTATGCGGAGATCCGCGACGGGCGCGAGACGCTGAAGCGCGAGGAGAGCCTCGCCGAGGTGCAGGCAGCGATCAACGACCGCCGCGGAGCGGCGCAGGAGGAGACGGGCGTCGATGTCGACGAACAGCGCGGCTTCTTCCGTCGCTTTTTGCTGGCGTCGCGCTCGCTGCGCTCCGACAGCAAGCCGGCGGTGGTCGGCGACCACGAGTGGAAGGAAATGAGTGAGAAGGAAGCCAAGCGCTTTAGTTCCTTTTCCGCGTTCCTGCGCTTCGGGCCCGCACAGCTCAGCGCCGAAGAGCGGGCCGCGCTCGGCGAGTCGCGCCTCGAAGTGGCGCGCCGCGACTTCGGCTTCGGCGGCGGCCTCGAACGCCGCGCCGCGCAGTCCGATGTGACCGGCAACCTCGGCGCTTACACGGTGCCCCAGGGCTTCCTCGCGGAGCTGCAGGTGGCGCTCAAGTACTACGCCGGCATTATGGAGGCCCAGCCACGCCTGCTAACGACCAGTTCGGGCGAGGACCTGCCGATGCCCACCACCGACGATACGTCGAACAAGGGCCGGCGCCTGGCGGAAAACACCGGCGTGACGAACACCCAGGTCAGCTTCGGCCAGGTGATCATGAAGGCGTGGAAGTACTCGTCGGACCTGATCCTCGTTCCGGTCGAGCTGCTGCAGGACACCGGGATCGACCTCGAGGCCGAGCTGGTGCAGCTCCTCGCTGTGCGGATCGGCCGCATCTACAACGACGAGTTCACCAACTACAACGGAACGAACGGCCCGCGCGGCATCCTGATCGATGCGACCACCGGCGCGACCACCACCACCGGCCACAGCGGCGCTCCGCAGTACAACGACCTGGTGGCGCTCAAATACGCTGTGAACCGCGCCTATCGCGTCGGGGCGAAGTGGATGATGAACGATACGACCCTCGCGGGCATCCTGAAGCTGGTCGATTCGAACGGCCGCCCGCTGATCCTGGACTATCTGACGACGCTCCAGGAGGACGAGCCCGAGAAGCTGCTGGGGCAGCCGATCATCATCAACAACGACATGCCCAGCCCGGGCAGCGCCGGCTCGCCGCTCGTCGGCAACCAGTGCGTGCTGTACGGCAACTGGCGCAACTTCTTCGTCCGCAACATCAAGGATTTCACCTTGCTGCGCCTGACCGAGCGCTATGCGGACAGCCTGCAGGTCGGCTTCGTCGGATTCACGCGCGCGGACGCCCGGCTGGTTGACGCCGGCCAGCACCCGATCCAAGCGCTTGTTTCGGCGACAAGCTAACTGCTATTCTGCTTCCGATCCAGGGGCAGTTCCGCGCCAGGGAGCTGCGTTCTGTGTGAGGGCCGGGTCGGCTCGGGCGGGAAACCGTCAGGGCCGGCCCGGGTAAAAGGAGCCCACACCGCGTGCGAATCGTATTCCTGGAGGACTGCGGCCAGTACCACCGCGGCCAAACGGTGACGCTCGGCGATGTGGCCGCCCGGGCCCTGGTTGAGAAGGGCGTGGCGGTGCCGATGCCTGGCGATCCCCACCAAGAGCAACTATCGACCGCGACCCGTCGAGCGACCGAGCGCAGCGTGACGCGGCCTCCGAGGAGCTGAGATGCTGCGAGTACTCGATGGCGACTGGAACCTCCAGATGCTCCAACCGCCCGCCAGCGAACCGCTGACGCTCGACCAGGCGAAGCAACACCTCCGGATTCCGCTCGACGTCACGGACTTTGATGCGAACGTCACGGAGTACATCGCCGGCGCGCGAAGCTACATCGAGTACACCTATGGGCTTCCCGTTATGCAGCAAAAGGTTCGCGTGAACCTGCAGCAGTTCCCTTCGGCCGACCGGATCCGGCTGCCCATCTGGCCGGTGCAATCGGTCGACGCTTCCAGGTACATCACGGTAGACGGCCAGGCCCACCCGCTGACGGTAGGAGACTAAACTACGCAGCCAGTGCCCGAAATCCTGGCTCGGCTGTGGCGTAAGCCGAGCGAGCTGGTGCTGCCGTGGTCGCACATCTGGCCGCCCGTGGTCCTGCAGATGGCCGACGCCGTCCAGTTCGACCTTACGGTCGGCTTTGTGACCAACGCCTCGCCCGAGCTGCGCCCGCTGCCGCCGGCACTTCTCGCCGCCATGCGGCTGTTGATCGGGCACCAGTACGAGCAG